GCGCGCGATCCCTGATCGAGATACTTGATGCCGGGGATGCCGGCTTCGCGGAGTTGCTGCGAAGCTAAACTTTCTGCAAGCGCGCCCGGCGCGCCCCAATCCGCGTTTACCTGTTTACGCGCGATTGCGGCGTAGAGGTCCTTTCCAGTCGGATAAGGCCCGGTCGGCTTCGGATTGCGATAAATCAAATCAGCAAATTGTTCAGCAGACTTTGGTTGCTCCCTTAGCGGCTTATCCCAATCCAGCATATGCGCCGGGTCGGCGTTGATGTTGACCTCGTAGGTGCGCGGGCCGACGGGTTTGTCGCCCTTCAGCAACGCAACTGCGCCTTCAAACTGGTTCGGGAAATTGGCCTTCCAATAACCTTCTCTATCCTTGTGCAGATACTCTAGCGCCTTGGCGCGATCAGCGTTGCTGTTCTTGAGGGCAATCGTCGCCAGCGTCTCGGCATCATTACCCTTGAATTGCGGATGCTCGGTAAACTGTCGCCAATACTGCCCGCCCTGCCCGCTCACCGCCGGGCTTTCGGCGAAATACAGCCCGTGCCCATACGCCTGCGCGCCCTCGCCGGTGCCGATCTTGGCCAGGTCGAATTTGTCGAAGTCATGCGGTGACGAGTGATAGGCGCGGATGCCCTTCGGCGTCACCGTCATGCCACCTAATGCCGCCTCGGTGGCGCGGCCAATGTCACCCTCGGTGATCTGCACCAGCGGCGACGCCGTCGTGTATTGCACGGTTTCGTCATACTGCGGCCGCGCCGTCAGGATCTCGCCCATCCGGTTGGCCCAGCCGACATTGGTGCCCTGCTCAAGCGGCACATCGAAAGCGCTGTAGACGTCTGTCGCAGCCAGATCGCCCATCCTCGACATCTCATCCTCCAGTCTCCCGGCTCCCGATCGTCGCAGCGCGGTCGGGAGCCGGGTTCAGCGGCGAGGGAACTCTCACGGCACTATTCCTGTCTGTTGCTTGGCGCGCGCCGCCATCTGCCGCTCATTGGCGCGCTGCGCCATGTCGCTGGCCTTCATCTGGTGACTTGCCATGTTCGCCTGCGCCTTTTGGCGCTCGATCTGCATTTTCTGCGCGTTCTCGGCCATGTGGAACGTGTGCGCCTCACGCTCCTGCGCTGCCTTCTCCTGCGCCACGCCAGCCTTAATGACGTCATCGCCCGTCTTCATGTTGAGTTTCGCCGCCTCGATATAGCGCTGGTTCTGCAGTTCCATCTGCTTGTGCTCGTCTTTCTGTCTCAGCTCGGCGGCCTTGACCTGCAGATCCTGCATGTTCTTTTCCTTGATGGTCTGCTGCTTCATCTGCTCAATCTGCAACTGGATCTTGCCGGCCGCGGTCGCCGGATCGTCGCCCTGCGGCTGACTGGCCTTTTCCTTCATCAACTCGGTCATTTCATCGACTGAACCGTCGAGTGAACGACCAGCGCGGAACGCGCCGGTAGAGAATTTCAGGATTTCACCGGCAACGTTAGCCATGCGCGGTTCGGCCTGAACCATCGCCGCCAGCTGCTGTAACAGCGGCCCCAGCGCCGTGATGAACTCGGTGCGACGCTGTTTCTCGGCGTTTTCATCCGCCATGATCGTTGAGTCGGTTTCGATGTCGAGCACGAACGCCTTGGCGCGGTTGTCTTTCAGGAAATACAACACCTGATCGATCGTCGGCTTGTCTTGCAGCTTTTGCAGCTCATTCTGGCCTTGCTTCATCAGCGCCTGAGTCTGCGCGGTCTGCGGATCAGGCTGCTGCGCTGGCGGCGGCGGCGTGCCGGGTTGCTGCGGCGGTGGCTGCGGCTGCGGTTGCTGTTGCATCTGCTGCTGCAACTGCATCAGGCCCTGCTGCAACTGCTGCATTTGCTGCTGCTTCATCTGCTTGGTCGGCAGCTGGATCTGCGACATTTCGATAATGGTCGCGTCCTTGAATTTTTCAGTGATGATTTCGGATGTTATCTCGACCAGATCGCGCGCCAGTCGCACTAGCTCCTGTTGCTTGTCTCTGATCCTGGTCGATCCGTATTGCGTCTTCAGTTGCTGGGCACCAAGCGTCTCGTTGGGGTCGGTAGCACCACGCATGATGTCCGCCATCCCGGTGATTTGGTAAATGTCCTCGATGATCTGCTTGCGCAGCATCACCAGCCCTTGGATCGTGGTCGCGATCTGGTCAATCGGCAGCCATACAATCGGGTCTTTGCTGTTACCAAACGTCGAGAAATTGGAAATCGGCACCATCGTCACGCCGGGGTTATTCTGCCGTATTGCAGTCAGGATGGCATCTGCCGCCTCGCCACCTCCGGCCGGATAGAAGCCCTTGACCTGCAGCGCATCGGAAATGGCGTGAATGCGGCTGGTCAGCATGTTGATTTCTTCTAATTGGTCTCGGTACTGCATGACGTCGGGAACGGGGACCAATGAACCACGCTGAAGGGTCCCGTAAGCTGGTTTGGGACAAGGAAAAAAGTTTTGTAGGTCAAGGTGGGCATCGTCTTCATCGAGAATGTCCTCAACCCCCTCGGCGACCCAAACGACACGCTTGGATCCCCTGTCCCAGATTTCCCAAAACTTCGCACGCTCACGATTGTCAGCCCCGCCAACATTCTTGCTCTCCTTGTCGACCTTGTAGTCGGCCTCCTGATAGGCGTCGCCGGAATATTCCTTGAACCGCTTGCGTGCCTCGGTGCGGGTCAGGTAGCTTGCGCCGGCGACCCACGTCACCTCACGCCAGTTGCGGCTGATCGAATGCAGGAAATCGCGACGATTTTTAAAATCGATGCAGACTTTCTCGTGGTCGTATTCGCTATCGCCCTTGCCGCTTTCATAACGACACCACGCCACGCCGCGGCTGTACATCGAGCAGTCATCACGTACCAGCAGCATCAGGTCATTAATCCGGGTCAGGTCGAACGCGACATTGCAGCAACGCTCCATCACCTCGGAAGCCTGTTGATAGACTGGCCGGCGATCCTTGAACTTTGGGGTAACGACGGGAATAGGCGGCTTGGCGTAAATGCTGGGCTTCAACACTTCGCAATTGGCCCAGAACATCGAGAATTCCTTGTCACGATATTGCGACAACCGCTCCAGTGAGGCGAACTGCTTGTCGATGTTGTCACAGTGATTGTTCCAGTCCTCGAACGCGTCTTCACTTTCCTCGAGCAAGTTCAGCCAGGCTTTTGCTGACTTCGGCTCCAGTGATGGATTGAATTCTGCATCGTCGTTCCGAATGTCGGCGTCGACCGGCTTGTCACTCACGGCGCATACTCCCATTCGTGCGAGCACATCGGACAGGTCAGCAGCAGTTTGGTGTTGGTAATGCGAACCTTGCGCGCCGCGACGTTGCCGCACGCCGGACATGGCCGCGGGACTGCCGCCGGCAGCTCGGCTGGCCGTCCTGATATCCACGTTGCGCCATGCTTCGGTGGCTGGAATACGCCGATCGGCTCCATCACCTCGCCAAGGTCCTCGGGCGTGTCGAGCGCGTTGCTGGCCTCGGCGAGCAGGTAGGCCGCGTCAGACAGCATCATCTTCGACGCCCCTTCGCTAACGCCAGCCACCGTCAACAACGCCGCCGAGCAGGTCCGCATCTTGAGCACCAGTTCGCTGCTCACAGCACGATCCCTCCGCGCTTCGGTGGCTGCGGTGGCGGAATGTGCCAGCCATCCAGCTTCGGTGGCTTTACTTCGCGTCGTGGCGCCGATCGCCAGGATTGGGCAAGGTATCGGAAAGCGTCGGCTGGGTGGGAGGTCCAGTCATGTACGGCATTGGGCTTGAAACACTTCTTTTCGTCGTCCCACTCGCGCCGGTACTGCTCAAGCGCCTCGATGCCACCGTGTTCAGTGCGCGGATGAAAGATGCATAGAGGTAGGCTTCTTCGGACGGCGTTAATGCCATCGTCGAGAGATGCTTGTGGAACAAGGACGGGTCGGAGACCCATCGACGCCATTGTTTCAACGCGCGTTCGTCCAGTGCCGAACTCTTTGACTTTGGCATCGTGCGGAACGTAGTCATTACCATGACGCCATCCTCGCTCTGTTTCGCGCTCAAAGATCAGGTCGCGATAGTGCTCGACCCCAACGCCTGATGCCGCGTAGTGATCGAGCACCAGCAATTGCCCACTTGGCTGGGCTTGAAACCACCAGATACTGGTGTCGTCACCGACGCCCAGATCCCAGCTGCGATGGACATACTCGCCTTCGATCGGCTCGCACTCGATGATGCGGCCTTCGTTGCGCACCTGCAACATCTCGTGCGTGTAGAACGATCCGAGTAACTGCGTCTGAAAGTCACAGAAATACTCTTGCCGGAATTGGCCCTCACCCATGTCGTGACCGTACAGCGCGCGGTACTCGGCCAGTGCCTCTTCCATTTGTTGCTCGGTTAACGCCTCGGTGTCGCGCGCGGTCAGCAGCTCATAGAACCAGCCCTTTGTCTGCTGCGCGTATTTCGCCATTTCGAACGCATGGTTGCGTCCGCGCGGCGTGGTAATGAATGCAGCCCAGCCGTTATTTTCTTCGATCATCGGTTTGAAGTAGGCCCAAGCGGATGGGTTGCTCAGTGCGTATTCGCTCATCGTCAATCCGGCCGCGCTCGAACCGACCGCCGAATTATACGTATCGCTGCCCACACACTGATAGGTTGAGCCGT